CGAAGGGGCTTGGCGGGTCTGATATGGCAAGGGCTGTCCGCACGATCGGTATCATAGCTGGTGCGGTGGCGCTGATCGCCACGGGCGTTGGTGCTGCGGTGGGTGCCTCGGGCATCGCAGGGGTTATTAGTGCTGCTGGGATCTCCAAGGTGGCCGCCATCGCATCGGTTGTTTCAGCAGCCGCTACGATCGGCGCTCAGGCGCTCACCAAACCACCCCCGGCGCGCGGCTCAGTGGCTCGAATGCTGATCGATCCCAACGCACCGACACCCTACGCTATGGGTGAGGGGTTGGTCGGTGGTGCGCTGCGTCATGACACCGCATATGGTGCGACCCGCAAGAAGGTGCCCAACCCCTATCGCTTCATGGCGATCGTTTATTCGCTCGGCCCCGTCCAGAGCATCAGCCCGAGGATCAATTTTCAATCCATCCCGAGTTGGTACAACGGCTTCCTGTTTACCGATACTCAACTCGGTGCAACCCCCGAAGCTGATGCGCTTGCGCCGCAGTGGGCCGGTGCGCCNNCACAAACTGTCCGGTCTTGCAGCGATCGGGTGGTCTTTCCTGTTCGACCGCGACGGCAAGCGCTTCGCCAGCGGAATCGACCCGCTCGCTGCATATGGGCAGTGGGTCAAGGTCTACGACCCGCGCAAGGACAGCACTTTTCCGGGTGGATCCGGTTCGCATCGTTTGGGGGTGGAAAGCACCTACGAGTGGTCCGAAAATCCGGCGCTCCACGCGGGCACCTACGCTTACGGACGGTTCCAGAACGGCAAGCGGGTGTTCGGCATCGGTCTGCCTGCCGACGGCATCGACTGGAACACTGTGGCGGCGTGGGCCAACGTGTGTGATGCGAACGGGTGGAAAATCTTCGGTGTCGTATTTGAACCGGGTGATCGCTGGGCCAATCTGAAGGACATTTGCTACGCTGGTGGCGGCGAGCCCGTCCCCGGTGGCATACTGACGTTCAAGTACGCCGCACCCAAAGTGCCACTTGATACGATCACCATCGACGATCTGGTGACAGACGACGAGATGTCGGTCGTGACGATGCAGCCATATCGTGATCGACTCAACACGGTAGTTCCCCGTTACATCAGTCCCGACCACAATTGGGAACTGGTTGACGCTGGTGCTGTGGTGAACAGCACGTTCCTCAGTGAAGACGGTGAAGAAAAGCGCGACGTTTGGCCGTTCAACTTCGTGAAGAACGCGACACAGGCGGCGCAACTCGCGGCATATCGACTGTTTGATAGCCGTGAGATCAGCCCGATCACGCTGGTCTGCAAGCCGCGTCTACGCCACTATCGACCCGGTGAGTGCCTGCATGTCGAAGTGCCGCATCTCGGGCTTGATCACGATGTCATCATTCTCAGCCGATCCATTGATCCGGTGACGATGAAGGTCACGTTTGAGTTGATGACTGAGACGGCGGGGAAGCACGACTTCTGCCTCGGGCGCACCGGTGTTGCACCCCCAACGCCTGCTGTCGGTCAAACAGCCGAGCAGCGGGACTTGATTGCAGCCGGTGCTCTAAATGCGCGCGGGGCATTTCGCGTTCGGACGTTCGTTCCATCGTTCCCCATCACTCCGGGGAATGGTTCAATCGTTATCGAAGCGTTTACCGGCACGATCGAAGACGGGCGCACTATCAGCTTCCCGGCGCAGACCATCACCGGGCTGTTACAGCTTACACTTTATTCGCTGTTCTGGGATTTGTCGACCGATGCCTATGTGACGGACACGCATCCGGCGTTGGCTTTGCTGGAGAGTGACAGATACGTCTTCCTCGGACAAGCGGCCACCAGTGACGGCACCGCGTTTCCCACACCGGTCGATCCACCCCCTGGTTGGAGCGGTGATCCGAACACGAACATCCCCTAGCTTTCGCCGACACGATAAGGTAGAGAGACAGTATGACCACGCAATTCGACACTTGGCTGAAAACGCTCGGGCCTTTGCGGGCCGATATGCCGATGACCGTTCGCGGTCAGGCGATTAGCCATACCGTGACTTATCCCGGCAACGTCACCACGGCGACCCTTGCGGGAAGCGTCAAAGCCTCGCCCGATGCGACCAGCGAACTTGCCGTGTTCACGGTCGGCGCGCCTGTTTTCGCAGATGGTGTCACGACTTGGACGATCAGCATGGCAGGATCAGTCACAGGCGCATTGCCTGCGGATGCGGATGGCGACGGGCGCGTTGACCTGATTTTCGATTTCATTCTCACCCTTAGCGGCGGGACCCCGCAACGCATTTTCGGCGGGCTATTCCCTGTTTCTGGTTTTGTGACGGAGCCTGCGTGATGGCGAATTTCAATGTGACCGTGGTCAATGGTGTGACGCAAGTTGTCGCTGAGTCTCTGACTGTCGCTGCGTCCGCTGCCGCCGCTGCATCAGCCACCCTCTCCCAAGCATGGGCAGAAGGCACGCTTCCCGGCGGGCCGGGAACGAAAAGCGCTAGGGAACATTCTCAGGACGCTGACAACAGCGCCAACGTAGCAAGCCAAGCCCGCGATGTTGCGATTGCGGCAGGCGTTCAATATCCGAGCGAGGCCGCTGCGGTTGCTGCATTGGCTGATGGTGCTTTTGGTTCTTATCTTGACGCCAGCGGCAATCCGGTATGGGGGCAGCGCACTGGCGCTACAATGACCCCGCTTCCGGGGCCGTGGATTGGTTCTGAACGTGTTGGTTTCCGGCAATCTGGCGCGGATGCTGTTACTCGCACTGTGCAGGATAAGCTGCGGGATATTGTTAGTATTAAAGATTTCGGCGCAAAAGCTGGCGCATCGAATGCCGTTAATACGGCGGCTGTTCAGGCAGCGGCTGCGACAGGAAAACCTTTCACGCTCGATGGTTTGACCGTGAACCTGACTTCAGGAGTTGTTGTAACCAACAATGTGTTTGGCCCTGGGAGACTGGTTTCCAGCACATCAATTTTAACCGTTGGTGCTGATAATGTTCTTGTTGACTCAGTGGAGTTTGAGGGGACTGCCACGGGTGGAACTTCTGTTCCGATTGCAGTCGCTGCTCTTGGCCGTTCTGGCGTCACTGTCCGCAATTGTTATCTGAAGAATTGTCGGGCTACTGTGCGCAATCAAGCGTTGTCACGGCAAACAGATTTTCGCTTTCAAAATAACAAGGTTGATGCCGACTTCTCGCTGGTTGAGCACATTGAGAACCAGAACGACGTTGTGACGGTTCGTGGCATCGACGGCGTTTGGATCACCGACAATAATTTTACCGTGCTGAACGTGCACCGAGTTTTTAAGATTGCAGACACGGAGGCCGCGACAACTTCGGGCACTGATTTTCGCGCTCGCAATGTGTTCGTGACAAACAACCGCATTGTGGGTTCTACAGACAGCGGCAGGCAAGTAATGGATTTGTTTTTCTTTACGTCTGACATAATCGTTGCTCAAAATCTGATAGATGTGAGCGGCTTTGGTGTTGTGGTTGAGAACAAGACAGGCATGGCACAAAACTACAATCAAAACACTTTTATCACTGGTAATAAGATTTCCAATGATTTTGCTGGGATTGCTCTACAAGGTTCCTATGGGGCTACAACTGCGGGCTATGATGTTGGCTACCAGAACGCTTTGATTTCTGGCAATGTCGTCATATCCACTGCTCCAATTATCGAAAATACCCGTCATCCAATTGAAGTCAGATTTTACGACAATGTTCAAATTACCGGAAATAACGTGGTTACTCCTTTGGTGTTCGCAGAAACCGCGGGGCTTCCCTGTATTCGCGTATCATCAAATGCTTACGCAACGGTCAACAACAACACGGCCACAAACGGCACAATTCTTTTCACCCGATCGACAACCAATGCATCTGCTGAACCTTTTTCTTCTACAATCTTATCTATTGTCTGTTGCGGAAACACCATAAATAATTTTGGCGGCACTGGTTTTGTTGGTGGCATCCAAATAGATAACATTGGCACGGCATCTTCTTTGCGCGTCGTGATCGAAGGGAATTATGTAAAGCAAGACATAGATGATGGCGCGTCTGCTGGCTGCATCGCCATCAACAATTCTACTGTAAATACAGTCTCTGTTTGCAACAACATAGGTGTGATGGCCAATGCCGCAGAGCAAAGGCTTCGCATTCTTTCCTCAACGATCACGCAGGTAATCGAGAGCAACAATAGCTGGAACCAAGTGGGGCGAGCATCAGCTACTTACGATCCGCCTCTCATTGCGGCGGGTACCGCAGTCACTACAACTTTGTCAGTTGCGGGTGCAATCTTCGCTACTGATGTAGTTGAGCGCGTTCAATTTAGTCGGGCGCTTGCTGGGCTTGTCATGACCGCTTGGGTGTCAGCTACTAATACTGTAACGGTGCAGTTTTATAATCCTACATCGGGCGGGATAGACCTTCAGAGTGGCACGTTACAGGTTGTTGTTGAGCGGTTTACGGTGGTTTAGGCAATCTCATGGTGGACGACCAATCAGACCCCGGCT